CCGGAATTCTGTTGGAAAAAGTGCCCGACAGCGGAGATTTTATACCACACCCCGTGCCTAAAATACACACAATGATTGATCGACGAGTGGAAACAAGAATGCAAAAGGAAGGGATTACAGCAAAAACAGCAGTTGCCGCAGGATGGGAATATCATGTGGATGTAGCTCCCGGAGCGTGCGGATCTCCCTTAATCTGTAAAAACAAAAATCTGACTAAAAAGCTTGTTGGATTTCACTTCGGAGGAGTGCGTTCACTAGGTTTTTCGTTCGCCCTATTTCGAGAACTGATTGATCGGGTAATCACAGAAGACATCGTGATTGGACAAAGCAAGAGCATTGATGACATCTCGAAGTTTTGTTCTCGCAAGTATGAAGTATTCAGCGAGGATCTCCCTGTTGACCATACCCTGCGAGTAGTTCCTACCGGCCGTATAGAAATTATTGGACAGTTGGAAGAGAAATGGGTAGTAGCGATGCCTCGTAAAACAGATATTGTTCCCTCTCCATATTTCGACCAGATATTTGAACACACTACGGAACCGGCCATTTTGAACGACAAGGACCCGAGAACACCTGGAGATATTGTGCAGCGAGGAGTGGACAAATTTGGAAAAGTTCACATGAATAAGAGACCCAGGACCATCATGAACCAGGTAGTACGTCATAAGATCAAGAAGCTCGAAAAAGCGAGCAAAGACTTCAATGGACCACTCAGAACACTAACGCAAGACGAAGCAATCAACGGAATTGTTGGCCAGAAGTACATCGCCCCATTACGAATGGATACCTCTCCAGGTTTTCCGTTCGTAAAACTAAGGCCATCGGGACAAACGGGACGAAACTTTCTTTTCGAGGAGATCGGAATGAGAAAGGATGGCGGAATTCGATACCAACCAGGACCACTTTTGCAACGCTACCTCGACGAAATCTGGGATGGCTTGGCTCAGGGAATAGTACGTCACAACTTCTATGTTGACACACTGAAAGACGAGAAACGTTCGATCGCAAGATTGTACAAGACTCGTTTCTTTAATGTGCATAACGTAGCGTGGCAGATTGTTCACCGACGCCTTTATGGAGCAGTTCAAGCGTTCAGATTGGAAGTAGGCTTCAAAGTGGGTTCCGCCTTAGGACTCGACATGCATGGACCAGATGCATCCCGACTGATCCATTTTTTGGGAGCCACTGGACGAAAATGGTTGCCCGAAGATTTTGCGGAATGGGATGGAAACGTGGACTCCAATGACATCGGAGATCACTTCGAGATAGAAATTGAGTTCATGAAACTTCACGAAGAAGACAAGGTCAATGAACAACGACGAAGATCAAGAGTAGATGCTTTTTTGGACAGAATTCAAATTGTCGACAATTGTGTTTACCGTGCAGTACAAGGAGTACCCTCCGGAGACGGAGCAACTTCTGATGCTAACACTGGAACACATGATTTGCTCAACGATGCGAATTGGATTGAATTACATCTTGCGGCTGGCGAGCCGGAAAAAGCAACCTGTGAAGTCAAAGACGAAGAAAGTCATGAAGTGGCTGTCGGTGACGACGGAGGAGGAACCGTTTCTGACGAGTGTTGTGCTGTTTACAACATGATTAACCGTGCTACAATATTCAAGCATTACGGTTATCAATGCACACCACCAACTAAAGACGGAACCGAACAACAACAACCATGGGTCGACATAAAGGACTTCCAATTCCTGAAATGTCAATTCGAACAAGACCCAGAATACCGAATGATTTGGCATATGAAAATGGCACCGAAGGTAATCAGAGAGCTAACCAATTGGGTAACAATTCACGGCGATGCCCACGAACTGTTTTACTCGAACATGGATGATGCACTCAGATTTGCCTTCCATCATGGAAAGGAATTCTACAACGACTATCGCAATACAGTCAATAAAGTTTTGCGGGAGGACTATGCGCCCTTACTTACAATGCGCTACACCGACCATCGGGCCGAATTTCTAGAACAATTTGACAAAATAGTTCTTAGAGACGAGGCAAGTGAGGGGGATGAGCTAGCGTAGCTCATCTGCCTTGCGTTAACTGGAAACAAATAGACCACGACTGGACTCATCGAATAATGATTAATGGAACGGAAACCCCGAAACATTTACCCCCC